TATTGGGAAATACTATTGGGGACTGAAAGAATGGTACATATTTGGAAGGTGGGTTGCTATACATTACGTTATAGCTTGGCAACCATTACCTGAACCACATTAAGGAGGAACAGAATGACTAATTTAGAATGGGTAAAAAATAATTTTAATAGGCTTGAATTATCTAATGACGATTTATTTTGTGATATTGCATTTATATCTAAAACTGGTAAAAGTTGCGTGGAGTGTAAAGGAACATGCTGTAGTGAATGCCAATTTAGAAATATTAGACGTGCAATAGATTTTCTTTTACAAGAACGCAAAGAACCAATCAAATTAAAGAAATGGGAGTATGACCTGATACGAACAAATGATTGCTCACATGAAAATTTATTTTATACTTTTGCCACGTATAGGAATATGAAAAGAGTAGGACATTTTTCAGGCATTAAAGATACATCAATGACTCTTGAAGAAATCCTGAACAATTGTGAGGTAGTGGATGATTAGAAAGTATCTTCCATTAATCGTCTTGGTTTTATCATTGTGGTTGATACAGATTATAAGTTTTCCATTGTTGAAAGATGCAGGACCAATGCCTGGAATGGAGTCATTCTATGAAGAATATAATTGAAATAGTTTTATCTATACTTGGATGTTTTTTAATTATCATTGTATACACGATATTTGCGTTGATTTTATCATTAATCGTATTTTGGCCAATCGTATTGTTGGTTGGTCTTGCATTTTCCGTAATGTAATGAGAGCAGAAAAAGGAGTTTAAGATAAGGTGGATATGCCAATTGGAACATCGATTCGAAGAAGAACTTTTGTAGAAGAAAGGAATAAAATATGGACAAAGAATTAGTTAAAAAGATCATTCATAAACATGGAACTATCACTCAGTCAATGATCGCAATGGAAGAGTGTTCTGAATTGATTCAGGCAATATCAAAATGTTTAAGAAGTAAAGAGATGATACCAACAGAAACAAGAGAACATTTGATTGAAGAAATGGCTGATGTAACCATTTGTCTGGAACAGTTAATGGTCATGTATTCAATCACATTTCAAGAGCTTGATGCATGGATCGAGAGAAAAGAACTTCGATTGAAGAAGAGAGAAGGTATCATATGAACAAAGCTTTGTTGATTGGTCGTTTGACGAAAGAACCGGAGATACGACATACACAGAATGGAGCAACGGTCGTATCGTATACACTAGCAGTAAACAGACGTATTCAGACTCCAGGGCAACCGGATGCAGATTTTATAAGCTGCGTAGCATGGAACAAGACAGCTGACCTTATGGCTCAGTATTTACATAAAGGTTCATTGATCGGTGTTGAAGGACGTATCCAGACACGTTCTTATGACAACCAGTATGGAAATCGTGTATATGTTACAGAGGTTATGACCGAGAGCATACAGTTTCTGGAACCAAAGAATGAAGGAAAACAAAACACTGGATATCAGCCAAATAATACAGTCGGTTATGATCCAAATGAAACATTAGATATCAATGCTGATGATCTACCATTCTAAGGAGGAATAAATATGAATCGAGATATAGAACGCATAGAAATTGTAGATCCTTCATATATACCTATGACGATAGAGAGGTCGAGTTATTTTGTAATCGATCTTGAGTTAAAGCAAATAGATGATATGTATTATGAGTCTCCAAGTGAAATTAAAAACAAGATCGATAAAAAAGAGCGATTCATATTCATAAAATTAATAAAAAAACAGGGTCAAAAATCTTAAAAAGTTTTTGATGTTGAAAAAACGGAAATGTATTCGATAAATATTGAACATTTGAAACGTTAAGCATTGTGAAGATAATATGTAGTAATCTACACATAGAAAGGAAGGCCTATGATTGACAAATTGGTGGATAGAGGATTCGATAAAAGGTGTGATAATCAAGTTCTTGCTATCTATGAAAGTGGCATGGATAAAATCATCATTAATAAAATGGCGAAGACGGTACTAGCAGAAAACACGTTTAATGGCAGAGGACTTGAATTATCATTTGAAGAATTTGATATCATCCACGATATCATTCGAAATTTGGAGGATTAAGAAGAAAAAAGAAAACAAAGAATTGAGTGACAAGATCGCTAGACAAATTCAAAAAAGCTACACAGCCGAGGAACAGAAAAGAAAAGTGCATAAATTGGGAACGATTTGTGTTCAAAATGGAATTGATGAAATAGATCTCTTCAACTTCATTCGAAATAAAAGAGCTGTGGAAGATTTTGATTGGACATCCTAGGAGGTAAAAGAAATGGACCGAAAAGACTACATTCGAGCAAAGACAGATATACTTTGGAGCAAATTGTATAACTATAGGAGATACAATGCTCAATATCTGTACTTGCAAGAAGAAGCTATTAAACTTGAAGAAAAGGTCAAAGATATGCAAAAGCCAAAAGGAATATCTTTGAATTCAGAACACATCCAAAATCCAAAGAGTCAGGATTCTATCCTTTTGGAAATATTCTCTAAACAAAAGGATCTAGGAAAAGAAATGGCTTTGACCTTTGGAAAGATGCGTGAAATAAGAACGATCATTAATTTGATTGAGGATGAAAACGTAAGAAAAATAGCAATCAAGAAGTTTGTTAATGATGTATCCTGGGATGATCTAGCTGAAGAATATTGCTGTGATCGTGGGACTCTTGTCTATAAGATCAAAAAAGAACTTTCAAAATTTCTTCATTTTTCACAATGTGAAAAGAATTAATGTGTTATTATGGTATCGTCGAAAAGATCAGGACAAGAAGTCTTGGTCTTTTTTTCGTTAAGTATTGATTAGTATATACGAATGGCAGGTTGGTGTAACGGTAGCATAACAGTCTCTTCAGCTGTCGACAATGGTTCGACTCCATTGCCTGCAACCAATAGAAAGGAAGATACTCATTGGACTACAGTTCAGCACGCTGGAAAAAGAAAAGACTACATATACTCAAGAAAGATAAGTATATATGTCAGGTCATGAAATGGTATGGGTTAAGACAAGAAGCAACAATCGTTCATCATATTTATCCAGCTGATGAGTATCCAGAATATAGATATTGTGATTGGAACTTGATATCAGTATCAGCCAATGGGCATAACAAACTAGAGAACAGAACAACAGGAGAGTTGACTGATCTTGGTAGAAGACTGATGGAGCGAACTGTTCCAGGTGTTGATTGGCGAAGCAACAAGAAGAGGTACTCAATATGAATGATGATTATGGAATCAAAGTGAAGGATGCTTATGTAATAGGTAATGTTTTAATATCTATCGATAAGACTTTAAAATATTATTTAGCATTGAAGGCTGGTCTAATCACAAAAAAAGAAATTGCAGAATATTTAAATATTGATTTGGATGAGCTGGAAAAAGGGAAATATTTTCTATAATCCCCCCTTATTTAATAGTTCACTATGTGAACGTACATCTGGGGGAGTGGAGGTTTTTCCAACTCTGAGCGATTTTTGAAGTTTAGGACGAGCAAGGAGGTGAGGTTCGAAAAATGGCCAATAGAAAAGTGTATGATAAGAAATACCAAATTGTGAAGAAAACCAAAGAAAACATGCAGAATCTAGGCACATATAAAAAAGAGTTCGAACCTACGATCCGAAGATATGCTGATGTCAGAATTCAGTATGATGCTTTGAACAAATCAATCGCAAAATCTCTGAAAAACTCCGAGGACGTTCCAGCCTCTTTTTTTAAATCTGTTGACAATATGCAGAAACAATTGCTCGTGCTTGAAGATACATTGGGTTTGACTCCTAAAGGTCTAAAGACTTTACAAAGACATGGTTTAGAAACAAAGAAAGTGTCCATGTTAGAAAAGGCGCTAAGTGGCGGAATTTAGTGGCAAGTATGCATCGGATGTCCGATGGTATTGCGAGCAAAGGCTTTCTGGAAAGGTCAAATGTAATGAGTACCAGTTAAAAGGGATCGAAAGATTTTATAGAGATCTTGAAAATGACAAATATGAATTCGATTCGAAAGATGCGGATTTTGTTATTGGCATTATTGAAAAAACGATTTGTCATATGCAGGGGGAGACACAAGAAGGAGAACCATTACGTGGGACTCCTTTTCTTTTGATGCCTTTTCACAAATTTATTGTTTATAACATTTTAGGATTTTATCACAAAGGAACTTCGATCAAGAAGTTTCATGAAGCTTTGATCTTCATTCCAAGAAAAAATGTTAAGACAAGTTTCTCTGCTTCATTGGCATATGCGCTAGGACTTCTTTATCGAAAGAGCGGTTCAAAGGTATATGTTGTTGCAGCTGCATTAAATCAGACTTTGGAAACATTCAATTTCTTAAAATACAACATCAAGCACATGGGTGAAGATGACAATGATGGTGGTCACTTTCATATTATCGATAACAATAATGAACATTCAATCAAAGCAGAGATTGCCGATGGAATGTTTGAGTTGAAAGCTTTGGCTGCCAATCCGGATGCGCAGGATTCGTTCAACTGTAATGTAGCGATTGCGGATGAGATCCATGCGTTCAAGAAGCCGAAGCAATATAACCTTTTCAAAGAAGCGATGAAAGCTTATACAAATAAACTCATGATCGGTATCTCAACTGCCGGTGATGATCCAAACAGCTTCTTAGCACAAAAGGTCAAATATTGTAAACGTGTACTGGATGGTGAAATCGAAGATGAACAATACTTCATCTTTATCGCTGAAGCGGATATGTCGACCAATGAAAAAGGTGGCAAGTATTTGGACTATTTGAATCCAGAAGTTCAAGCAATGGCGAATCCAGGTATTGGGCAAAGTGTACGTGCTGCAGATCTGATGAACGATGCGATCCAGGCGCAGAATGATCCTCAACAAAGGAAAGATTATTTTGCAAAATCATTGAATGTGTTTACAAACCAAATCGATACATATTTCGATATGCCTTTGGTTGTAGCATCCGATATGAAATATGACTGGACGATTGAAGAACTGGCAAAGCTACCGATCAAATGGTATGGCGGTGCGGACTTGTCCAAACTGCATGACTTGACCGGTGTATGTATCTATGGACGATACAAGAATGTCGATATCTGTATCAGCCATGCATTTATTCCAAAATCCGTTGCCAACCAAAAAGCGGATGAAGATAACATTCCAGTATTCTGGTGGGAAGAAGAAGGATGGCTGACGATCTGCAATAGCAACGTTATTGAGTATGAAGAAGTTGTGAATTGGTTTATCAAAGTTCGAAAAGCTGGATTCAAGATCCGATGGGTCGGATATGACAGGCGCTATTCAAGAGAATTCATTTTGAAAATGAAACGTGCCGGATTCAAGATTCGAGATCAAAAGCAGTTGTATGTTGAAAAGACAGAAGCCTTTAGAGAAATCGAAAAGAAGTTCAATATGCAGGAGTTCTACTATCTGCATAATAAAGCTTATGAATATTGTGTTGGCAATGTCAAAGTTGTCGAAGACAGTGATGACTTTGTGCGGTTTCAAAAAGTCATGCCAAACCAACGCATCGACTTGTTCGATTGCAGCGTGATCGGATGTAAACAAATGTTGATTGCAAATGAGAAGTCGACATCTGCATCCATGTTTATTGATTAGTAGGAGGTGATATCTTGTCAAAGAAAAAGAATATTAAACGTAAGCAAACTAGATCTACTTCGAAACAAGATAGATCTTCCTTTGGATTATGCGTAAGTGACTGGGATTCCATTGTTGCTGATGGATATGTCCCATTGTCACAGAATCCAGAAATTATAAGTGCAGTCAATAAGATTGCCAATTTAATTGGAACCATGACGATCTATTTAATGGAAAATCGTAAGAATGGTGATTATCGAATTAAGAATGCATTATCAAAAATGGTGGACGTAACTCCAAATCCATATATGACACGCTCTACATTTATTGCTGGGATCGTGCGTTGCTTACTTTTAGAAGGGGATGGAAATGCAGTTGTTTATCCGAACACAAGAAATGGATTGTTGGAAGGTTTGTATCTGTTGTCACCTGGAACTGTCTCATTTATTCAAGATGGTTTTGGATACAAGATGGGATACAATGGAAAATATTATTCGAATGATGAATTGATTCATATAGTGATGAATCCAGATCCTTATTATCCGTGGAAAGGAACTGGATATAGAAAATCTTTGAAGTCGGTTGCAAATACATTGAACCAAGCTTCATCGACAAAAAAAGAATTCATGGAGAGCAAATGGAAACCATCGATCATTGTCAAAGTTGATAGTATGACCGATGAATTTTCTTCAAAAGAAGGAAGATCCAAGTTGCTAGAAAAATATGTTTTATCAAACGAAGCCGGAGAACCTTGGTTGATACCAGCCGATGGCTTTGATGTAGTACAAGTGAAACCATTATCACTGAACGATCTAGCGATCAGTTCAAGTGTTGAAATGGATAAAAAAACGGTGGCCTCTCTATTAGATGTGCCACCTTTTGTTTTGGGTGTTGGAAATTTCAATCGAGACGAATGGAACAACTTTATCAACACTCGAATCAATGTGATTTGCACTGCAATCCAGCAGGCATTCACACGATCCTTGTTGATCAATCCAGATTGGTATTTCAAATTCAATCGCAGATCGTTGATGTCTTACGATCTTCAAACACTGTCGACGGTGGCATGTGATTTGATGGCACAAGGCATCATCAGTAGAAACGAAGCAAGAGACTCTATGGACTATTCACCGAAGGAAGGACTAGACGAACTTGTCATGCTTGAGAATTACATACCAGCAGGAATGATCGCAGATCAGAAGAAATTGAGTCAAGGAGGTGAGAACAAATGAGAGGTGAAAGACAGATAAGAAGTATCCATTCTAAATTTGAAACTCGTGAAGATGAAGGGAAAAAATTCATCAGTGGATACTTTGCAGTGTTCAATTCAAATTACGAATTATGGGACAAGGCTTCTGAAAGTATTGATCCACATGCATTTGATGAAACATTGGGAAATGATGTACGTGCATTGATTGATCATCAGACGCATTTGGTTTTAGGCCGAAACAAAGCTGGAACATTGACATTACGCATTGATTCTAGAGGGCTTTGGGGAGACATCGAAATTAATGAGTCCGATCAAGATGCGATGAACTTATACGCTCGTGTTCAAAGAGGGGACGTTGACCAATGTTCTTTTGGATTTGATATCCAGGAAGAAAAATTCGAAGAACGTGAAGATGGTTCAGTACATTGGACGATTTTAAAAGTGGATCTCTATGAAGTATCTGTTTGTACGTTCCCTGCATATGAAGAAACATCTGTTTCTGCACGTAAAGCCGACTTGAAGTCAATTGAAAAAAGAAAGGTCGATCGATTTAAATCCGATCTTTTAAAACGTTTGAAAGGAGACAAATAAGTATGTCATTAAGAGTTTTGATGGCTCGAAAAAAAAGAGATAACGCTAAAAAGCAATTAGAAGCATTGAGAGCAAAAGATGCTGATTTTGAAAAAAGAGAAGCTGAATTAGCAGAAGCTGTTGAAGAATTGAATGAAAGTTCAACAGATGAAGAAAAAACTGCAGTTCAAGAAGAAGTCGATAAATTCGAACAAGAAAAAGCAGATCATGAACAAGCTAAACAAGATCTTGAAAAAGATATTGAAGAAGTTGAAAAAGAAATTGAAGAAGTAGAAAGCAAAAATCCGGAAGAACCAAAGAATCCGGAAGTTCCAACAGATGGTGAAGGTCAAGAGAGATCTAAAGGAGGATTTAAACCAATGAACAAAAGAAGTAAATACTTTGGAAACACGATTCAGGAACGTGATGCATTCTTCGCGCGTGAAGATGTAAAATCATTCTTAGGTAATGTTCGTACTGCAATTAAAGAAAAACGTGCGATTGATAACGCAGGTCTATTGATTCCTGAAGTAATGTTGCCAATTATCAAACAGATTGCAAAAGAACATTCTAAACTATTAAAACATGTAACAGTTCGTAATATTTCTGGTACTGGACGTCAGAACATCATGAATGATATGCCAGAAGGTATCTGGACGGAAATGTGTGCTTCATTGAATGAATTGTCTCTAGGATTCAATGATGTAGAGGTTGATGGTTATAAAGTTGGAGGTTACTTCGCAGTATGCAATCCTACTTTAGAAGACAGCGATGAAGACTTAGCTGCTGATATCGTAGAAGCTTTAGGTAAAGCAATTGGGAAAGCAAAAGATAAAGCAATCCTTTATGGATTCGGAACAAAGATGCCTTTAGGTGTTGTCACTCGTTTGATGCAAGAATCTAAACCAAGTGATTATTCAAATACTGCACGTGCTTGGAAAGATCTACATACTTCAAATGTATTTACTGGTGCAAACAAAAAAGGTGTTGCATTGTTCCAAGATATTGTTGATAAATCTTCTTGTACATACAACGATTATTCAAACAGTGAATTAACTTGGGTTATGAATAAAAAGACTAAGAACAAATTGATGATCGAAGCAATGGGAACAAACATGAACGCTGCAATCGTAAGTGGTATGAACAATACGATGCCAGTTGTTGGTGGTACGATTGAGATATTGAATTTCATCCCTGATAACACAATCATCTTTGGTCAATTCGATTGCTACTTATTTGCGAATCGTTCTGGTCAAAAGATTGAACAATCTAAAGAATGCCGATTCTTGGATGATCAAACAGTATTTAAAGGTACTGAACGTTGCGATGGTACACCAGTCATTGCAGAAGCCTTTGGTATCATGACTATTGATGATACTGCTCCTGTTAAGACAATCGCATTTACAGCAGATACAGCTAATGATGCAACTTTGGAAAACTTGACATTAGGTTCTGAAACATTATCATTCAGTCCAGATACTTACGCATATTCAGTAACAGCTACAGGTGCGGATGCTCAAGTAGATGCAGTAGCAGCACAAGATGGCGCACGTATCACTGTGGAATATGACGGAAAGAAAATCAACAATGGTTCAAAGATCAAATTTGAAACAACAGAAAAAACATTGAAGATCAATGTTAAACATGGCATGGGAAATACAACTTATACCGTAAAAGTTAAGAAAGCTGCTGAATAATCATGCTATTAGATAAAGAAGATAAGCTAGATCTTTTAAAGCGTAATCTTCAATTAAATACAACTGCCAACGATGATTATCTAAATGCTTTGCTTGATCAAGCTGTTGCTTTGATGAAACGTAGAGGAATCGTTGAAGAAGACTCGATGGATTATCACATGGCGCAGGTTGATTATGCTGCGTTTTTGTTTAGAAAACGTGCCAATTCAGAAGCATCATTCCCTGAACATTTGAAACAGGAGTTGAGAGATATTTTGTTCTCTCAAAAAATGAAATGATATTTGATGATGGTATTGTTAAGATTTATGAAAAAATAAATGAAGCTGGCAAGGGTGAATTACCTAAGCCAGCTCTTTTATTTAAATCTTGGCATTACTTTTCTTATGGTATTTTGGGATATGGTCGCTATTATGAAGCAAAAAAATTAGATGAACAGTTGGAAGATGTAATCAATATCGAAAGGAACCGCCAAATTCACGTAGGAGATATTGTGGTTTTGGAAGATGGAACACAATGCAGTATCAATACCATCAAACATTTACAGGATGAAGATGGAATTGGTTATACGGAATTGGCTTTAGGACATATCAATGAACAGTTTGATTTCAAAGATTAAGAAGATCCATACCGCTTTGAACTCAATTCAATTTGATCAAATCTATCATTATGATGCATCGACTTCTTCCAGTAATCGGTATATTGTGTGGCAAGAAGAGGCACAGGCTGATTCAAATTATTTGAACAATAATTTGGAAGAACAGACAGTACAGGGATCCATCGATTTTTACACCAAAAAAGAATTCGATGATTTGGCTGATGAGATCCAAAAAACACTGGTCTCACATAACATCGCTTTTTCTTTATTTTCAATTCAGTATGAAAAAGAAACAGGATACATCCATTACACATGGAACTGGGAGGTTTCGTAATGGCTAAGATTGAAATGGGTAAAGGCTTTGATGCCTATCTTTTAGAATTAGAAAAATGGGAAAAGAAAGACAGTGTGCCTGTCATGAAAATGGCACTCTATGATGGTGCAAGTGTGGTGCTGGATGCATTGCATCAGGAGATATCCTCATGGTCCGGAAGTGATCCAATGAATGGACCGACTTCCATTGATAAAGAGGACCTTTTAAAAGGGTTGGGTATATCACCAATGGACTACAATGGGGATGATGTAGATGTGAAAATTGGGTTTGCCGGATATGGACATAAAACTGCTAAATACAATCAAAAAGGAGTTCCAATTCCGATGATTGCAAGATCGATTATTGCTGGTACTTCCTTTCGAAATAAGTATGATTTTGTCGGTAAAGTTGTTAGAAAAACTAGAAATCAGTCCATTGAAAAGATGGATGAAACTTTAAATAGAGAAATAGAAAAGAGGTTGAACAATGGCTAAAAAAGGTTTATCAAGATTGTTCTTTGCAAAATACACCTATGCAGCAGAATCTGGTGTTAAATATACAGATGGCTGCGAAACAGAGAAACTAGCATCGTATTCAGTTGAAACAGAATCAAGTGATGATAGCGATTTATATTTGAACAACGGTGTTGCTGAAACAGAAAAAGGACGATTCACAACAGGAACTTTGACACATTCAACTGGCGATTTAACGAATGAAACTTCAAAATTGATTTTAGGCTTGAAATCAACAACAGTAACTGTCGATGGAATTGATGGCGATGGTGTTGAAGAAATGATCTATGATGATGATGTAAAGGCAATTGATTGTGGTGTTGGTTTTGTTGAATTGCATCAAACGAATGGAAAAGAATTCTATCGTGCAATTGTATTAGCACGTGTTGCCTATAATCTTCCAAACACTTCTGCAAATACAAGAGGTGAATCGGTTGAATGGCAAACGCAGGAAGCAACTGCTCGTATCTTACGATCTGAACAAAAGGATAGCACGTATAATCATCCTTGGAAATACAGTGCAGATCTTGACTCAGAAGATAACGCAGTAAAATATATAAAACATAAATTGAATATTACTGATTCTGGGAAATAGAGGAAATTGAATGTTAACAAAAGTAATATATATCGATATTGAGGGAAAGAGTTATCCAATGACTTTTTCCCTTGCATGCTTAAAACACATGGATTCAATTCAAATGATTGCATCAAAAGTGCAGAAGAATCAAAGCATATCGGATTCGGCAGAGGTCATTGCTCGTATGCTTTCAGCTATGATCACAAGTGGATGCTATTATTGCAATGAAATGCATCTTACAAATTATAAAAACTCACCGGCTGAAAATGGAAAGATCAAACCATTGTCTGAAGAAAAGATTCTGTATTTGATTCCTGCCGATGAACAAAGCTTGAAGTATGTTGTTCAGAAGATCCAATTATGCGTAAATGTATCAAACGCTAAAAGCATCAATGCAGTGAATTCTGTCAATTCAAAAAAAAAGAAGAAAAAGCGTTAAGAGGAGATAGTAATCTCTACCTTTATGCACGTGCAATAGGGTTGGGGATGAAGCCTGCTCTAGTGATCCATATGCCGATAGGAGAATTGTCGGAAATCGTGGATTGCAATCTTATTTTGAATGGATATTGTGATGAATATCTAGCATCGGATGATGCATATGTAAACATTGATTTAGAGTAGGAGGTGTATATCGAAGCCATATGATATTGGTCCGAAAATATCAATTAAAGGTGAAAAAGAATTTAATCAGTCGATCCAACAGATTAATCAATCTTTAAAAGAGTATGGTTCTGAATTAAAAGCAATCTCTACTCAATTTGATGAAAATGGAAACAGCCAGGATGCATTGATTCAAAAGAATCAAAATTTGCAAAGGCAATATGACCTTCAACAACAAAAGATCAAATTGTTGAACGATCAATTAGAAAAGCAGACCAACTATTTGAATGAACAAAGGCAGGAGATCGAACGGTTGACTGCCGAATTTGGTGAAAATTCAAAAGAAGTTCAGAAAGCTAAAAATGCATATGCGACTACAGAATCCAGCATTTCTAAATTAAAAACATCAATCAATGAGACAACTTCGTATTCGAATAAGTTATCGAATGATATCAATAAAAACAATAAGATGTTGGATGAGATGGCATCTGGATCAAGAGATGCTGCAACTGGCTTAGAAAAAGTTGGAGATTCAGCCAATGACACAGCAAATGATCTAGACGATATGAGTTCATCTGCGGATGAGCTGAATGAAAATTTTAAAAAAGCATTTAGTGCTGAAGCAATTGCGGATTTTGCATCCGGTGTGACAGATAGTTTAAAAGGAGTAGTGGAAGAATCCAAAGAATATCTAAAAATCATGGGTTCTCTAGAAACTTCTTCTAAGAATTTAAATTACACAAACAAAGAAACTACAGAAACATACAATCTACTGTATGGAGTATTGGGCGATACACAGACTGCTGCTACAACTACTGCCAATCTTCAGGCACTTGGTTTGGAACAAAAGGATTTGATCAATATCACCAAAGGTGCAATTGGGGCTTGGGCTACGTATGGAGATTCTATTCCAATTGATAGTTTGGCTGAATCTATCAACGAAACGATTCGAGTTGGCCAAGTGACAGGTACATTTGCCGACATGTTGAACTGGGCCGGAACAAGTGAAGATGCCTTCAATGAAAAACTGGCAAATTGTTCAAGTGAATCGGAACGTGCGAATTTGGTTCTTCAAGAAATGGCTAATCAAGGATTGATTGGTGCTGCGGATGCCTGGAATGCCAATAATAAGAATTTGGTTGATGCCAATTTAGCACAGGAAAATTACAATAAAACAATGGCTGAATTGTCGGAAACAATCATGCCTTTGTTTACAACGGTCATGCAAATTGTGACGGAAATCGTAAAATTGTTTACACAATTACCGGAACCTATTCAATTAGGAGTTGTAGCAATTCTAGGCATTATTTCATTATTATCCGGACTTGCACCAATCATAACCGCTATTGGAATGGCAAGTGGAGGTGCTGCAGTAGGAACTGGTGCATTATCAGCTACATTATTACCAATTGCTGGAGTTGTATTAGGCATCATTGCAGCGATTACAGCTTTGATTTTAGTGATCCAAAATTGGGGAGCGATAACGGATTGGATTGGTCAAAAGTGGGATGAATTAAAACAATGGGCATCCAACCTTTGGGAGGGCATCAAAGCCTCCTGGAATGAAGGCATAGAAAATGTTAAAAATAAATTGGATAGTTGGGCACAAGGAGTTGCCGACACATTCTCCAATGCATTGAATTCAATTAGTCAATGGATATCCGATACGATATCTTCAATTATTGAATGGGCATCAAATTTAGTTAGCAAAGGAAAGGAAGCAATTGATAACTTTTGCTCAACAATTGGAAACGCTGTATCGTCATTGCCAGGTAAATTCCTTCAATGGGGACGAGATATGATCAATAATTTCATTCAAGGGGTCAAAGATAAATTGAGTGGTTTGTTCAATATTTTTGGAAATATCACTGGATGGATTCGAAAGAATCTGCATTTCTCCGTGCCGGATGAAGGTCCTTTGGCAGATGCTGATACTTGGATGCCGGACTTCATGGATTTAATGGCAAAAGGAATTCATGATAATCGTTCGAAAGTTCAAAAAGAAGTCATGGATTTGGCCGATATGATGAAGCTAGAACCATCATATAATTCAAGTAGTCGAACAGTCACAAATCCTACGATTGTTGTAAACACAACAACATCATTGGATGGTAGAGTGATTTCAAAGAATACAGAAAAGCATATTGGAAATAGACAGGAAAGTTTGGCATATATGAAAGGATGATCGTATGAAAGATGATATTTATTTAGACTATAGATCATGCATCAAAATGGGATTGTTTCCGGTCAAACCGCCTGTCATTCCGACTGCCAAAAAGCAATACAATGAAGTGACGATTCCAGGAAGAGATGGTACATTTTATGAAAATCTAGGCACGTATGATGATATCGTACTTCCTGTTGAATTTAACTTTCAGTCAAAAAAGAAAACAGTTGATGAACGCTTCCGATATTATCGAAGCGTTCTTTTCAATGTGAAAGAATTGATGCGTGATAGTGATCCGGATATGTATTACCGAATCAAAAAGATTGAGATAGGTAATTTGGATCGCGGTACTTCCAATACAATAGGCACATTCCAATGTGATTTCACATTAGATCCTTATGCATATTTGAGGACTGGAAAAAAGAAAATGACTCCTAATCGAGTAAAATTCAATCGATATGATGTATGCCATCCAATTTACGTAATTACTGGTGAAGGTGTTTGCCAATTGAAAATAAATGGAAATACCGCATCATTGAATGTGACGGATACAGTTTATATCGATACAGATTTACATCTGTGTTATCGAGATGATGGCACATGGATCAATACTTCTTTGAGTGGTTATTATGAAGATCTGTATTTGAAACATGGAATAAATGAATTGTCTTTTTCTTCCGGATTTGATGTTCGAATTATTCCAAATTGGAGGACGATCGTATGATAAGTATATATTCTCCAGGCAATGAAGGTTTTGAAAAGAATGGAAATTGTACTTTATTTCCGACATCATGTATTGCTCACTTTGAAATTAATGGAGAGTGGACGGTCACAATGATACATCCACTTGATGAACGATCTGATTTTATAGAAAAAGATGCAGTATTGAAAGTTCCAACTCCATATGGTGATTTGTTGTATCAAATTAAAAAATATGACAAGTCGGATTACGATGTTCAAGTAACAGCGTATCCGATCTTTTTAAGAGCCAAAGGATTGGCTCCTTTTTTATGGGATAAACGAGCAGTCAATTGTACCGGTCAAGATGCATTAGATATCATCCTAGGGGATAGTGTGTATCAAGGGGAATCGAATATCACAAAGACTTCGACTGCTTATTTTGAACAAATGAATGTGATCCAGGCGATTAATGGAGATACAGACAATTCCTTCATCAATCGATGGGGTGGTGAAATTGCCTGGTTAAACAATAAAGTATTGATCAATGATAGACTTGGTCAAGAGAATCAATTCAGGGCCGAATTCGGATACAACTTATCAGGGGTAACAGAATCCTATGATGATTCAGAAGTGATCACTCGAATTTATCCTAAAGCATACAATGGATATATGCTTCCAGATCATGAAAGTATCGATAGTCCTTTGATCAATAACTATACAGAACCAAGACCGCAGATTGTCGAGTATTCAAATATCAAACTAGCTTCTGATGCATCGGAGAATGATGCAGAAAATGGAGTGATTGTCTGTGATACATTGGATGATTTATATGATGAATTGCGGAGCGCTGCATCCAAAGATTTTGAAAATGGATGTGATCTTCCAAAAATAACATATCAAGTATCTTTGGTTGATTTATCGAGATTGGATATTTACAAAGAATTTAAAGATTTGGTAACGATAAATCTTGGTGATTCTGGAAAAGTCCGCCATCGAAAGATGAAAATCGAAACTACGCAGAGAGTCATATCAATGGATTATGATTGTATTTTAGAAAAAATAGATAGCATGACATTGGGAAGCGATACTGCTTCCTTTTTTGAAAAAGTAGGATCCGTCACCAGCTCTTATGAAAAAGTGGTCGACATGAAAAGCAATACTGTCATTGCAGAAAAGGTGCAAGGCATTATCAATGCAGCAAAAGCATCATTAAAAGCTCAAAAAGATGTGGCACATAAACAAGAGATACGTGCCATGCTGTTTGAAGATTTGGATCCAAACAGTCCAACTTTTGGTGCCATGTGCGCTGGGACACAGGGAATCCAAATTTCTAAAAAGAGAAATGAAACCAATACCGATTGGGCATGGGGAACCGCTATCGATTTTGAATCGATTATTGCGGATTACATCATTACTGGGATTCTTTCTGATAAAAATGGAAGTTTCTATCTAAACATGGATACCGGCGAATTAGTTATGAATGATGGTACGTTCAAAGGTGATCTCGATACAAAACAATCAATTAAGATAGGTAAATATTTGATTTTAGCAAACCAAATGAAGAATTATGGTGATGGCAATGAAGGGATTATTTATGTTGGTGAAGAGGGGTCGGATGCGTATATCTTGATGCGTGATTCGGTTAATTTCCCGGTTGCAGGACAAGTCCAAAAAAGAGTATCGCTCGTTGTAGGGCAAGCAAGCGTGACTGTCTTAAAAGAGAGTGGATCAGTTAATTCGGAAGTGGTCCAGATCACAGTTGGAAATACATCCTTAAAAGTTGATGCAAATGGTATCTATGCCGGAAGTGCAAAAGGATTAACTGGTACTTATCAAGTTACCAATTCATTGACCGCAACTAATGGATTAGTTACAGGTGTAAGCTGATGGCTCAATCATTTCAAACGTTTGTTAACACCTATAATGGTACGGGTCATGATGTTGATGGGTACTATGGAGCTCAGTGTTGGGATGGATATGCGTTCTATGATCAATGGCTAGGATATAGTCCAATACATTGTACTGCGACTGGTGGAGCACGTGACCTTTGGGAGCAAAGATTATCAAACGGAATGTTGAATAATCACGATGTTGTAACTGGTGAATTACAGGATGGAGATATCGGTGTTTGGACCAATGCCTATGGTGGAGGCTATGGCCATGTTGCCATGTACTACAAAGGCCAATGGTTTGGCCAAAACCAAGGAGGTCCAGCTTATCCGGGTGGTGGAGCAGTATACAATATTGTTTCATTGGAGTATTTAGACCAAAGTGTTATGCCAGTGGCTCTGGTGGAACAAAGAAAGTTTTAGAACTGAATCTTCAGAACGGATTGGTTGTTGGCGCAAGATGGATAGAAGTTGAAATCTAGGAGGTGATGTGTATGAACTACATATCTTTTAAAAATAAAGATGTAACTCACGTCATAGATTGCATGCAATACGATACAGATCGTAATGCTGAATTTATGATCGAAGAAAATGTCGAAGGTAAAAATATTACGTATGAGATTCGAACAAACAATGATAAAGAAGTAAAGGGAGACTGTACGATATCGGATGATAATGTAGTCTCTTTTTTAATTCCGGAAAATGTAACAGCATCTCCTGGTATTTTCAAAGGGCAATTAATATCAAGAGATAGTGCTGGGTCATCAGCTCAAATCAGCAGTTTTCCTTTTTTAGTTTCAGTTGAAAAAGCAGTTCATGATCAAGATGATCCATATGAAGTCGCATTGTCAGAAGTTAGACAAGCAACGCAAGATTGCATCGAGGCAACTGAAGCTCTTAATGATGTAAAAGAGGCGGCAGAAAGTGCAACTACCGCAGCAAATGGTGCTACAAGCGCAGCGAATAGTGCAGCAAGCGCAGCGAATAGTGCAGCAAGCGCAGCAAACGCTAAGCTAGAAGCAATGCAAGAGTTGATTGATCGATTTGGTGAGATAGATCCTGATGATCTAGTCACTCCAACAGAATTAACATCGGCAATCAATTCTTTAAAAACGGAATTGATGAATCTGATCAATGGTATCAAGAATGGTACTACCGATGTCATGGTCGAAGTGGAGGGTTCATAGTATGCGAACTCTTAAATTTAATGTACGTGATCAAACTTTGGAAATGGATCCAAAGTGTGACTTTAAAAACATTGTATCTGGATCCAAAGGATATCTATTATTGGAATTCAACTTTTCAGAAGAATTAAATGGATATCGAAAAGTAGCTTGCTTCATTGATGGACCAAACATTGAATATGTTCCAATCATCAATGAGCGATGCATCGTTCCGGACAATGTGACCGATTCTAGAAAGATATCTTTCTTTCTTACTTTTGTAGCAAATGATCAAAAGTTTGCGACAAACAAACTGTCAATTAAGCAGGAGGTGATTGTGCAATGAAAACATTAGATGATGCACTAGCTGTCCTGGATACTCAACAAGAAGAGATTCAATACTGTACGATCGATCCAGAAACACGTGAAATCACTGTGCCGGATACATATAAAATTTTAGGTGTTGAATCCGATGAAGATGTAGAAAGGGTCTATTTTAAATGTCCTAAGATTGTAGGAGATAATATAGATCTTTCAAGTCTTGTAATTTTTGTAAACTATCAAAATGCATCTGGAGAAAAAGACAGATATTACTGTGATGATGTATCGGTAAAAGGAGACGAGATCACATTTAGTTGGTTGATTTCTCGTAAATGTGCGAAAGCACCTGGCACAATTCAATTTATTGTTTGTGCTAAGAAGTCTGTCGAAGAAGATGTAACTAATG